ATACCAACCTATTACTCTGATTCGAAAGGGAAAATCATGAGCAAGGTCAGCGTGACTTACCATGCCCCGAAGGGCGACAGCAAAATGGCCACTCTGTTCGGGCAGACTTTCTACGACGGCAAGGCAGAGGAAATCGAGGTGAACGATCAGGTGCTCGCCAAGCTCAAGGGCAATTCGCTGTTCTCGGTTTCCGGCGACAAATCCCCGGAAAAGCACGAAGGCAAGGCCAAGTAGGTCATGCCGCTCACCTATACCTCGGAACAGGTCATCAACAAGGCGGCGGGCGATCTCGGCAAGTGGGTGCCGGGCGAGGCGCTGGGAGCGGTCGAGCACGACACGCTCTCGGACGCATTAGATGCGGTGATCGCGGAAGTTGCCAAGATCATCAGCATTGGTGATCGCGACCAGATTCCGGCCTTTGTCTATGAGTGCATTGCATCGCTGACGGCGGCGTTCGCGTCGTCGTCGTTCTCGAATACCCCGCTCGACTATACCGGTCAGATTGCGCCGCTGGAACAACGCTTGCGCTACCTGGTGGCGCAGTCGCCGACCTACGAGCCCGTGCAAGCGTATTATTTCTAGGGAGGCAGGAAAGTGACCGACATCCCTTTCCGATGCTGACCACGCCGGGACAGGCGCCGCAGGTCGCGGGCGGCCGGCTGATCAACTGCTATCCTGAGCCTTTGGCCGCAACTGCCGGCAAGCCCAATGCCTACTGGCGGGTCGCGGGCCTGAGCGTGTTTGGCACTGTGCCCTCCGGAGTTTACCGCGGCGGCGTGCAGGTGGCCGGTACCTTCTACGGGATATTCGGCAATACGGTCTATACCTTTACCTCGGCGGGAGGGGCAGGTGTGGCGCTGACCGGCTCGGTGCCGGGGACGGCATTCTGCTGGGTTGCGGCCAACCAGAACGTGCCGCCGGATATCGTCATCGTGGTGCCCGGTACCGGCGCCTTCATCGTTGCTGCAGGAGCCGTCTCCGCTTATCCCGGCATAGTCATCGGGTCTCCAAACAGCGTGGTATTCATGCAAGGGTTTTTCCTGTTTACCTATGGCAGCGGCACTACCTTTGCCTCCGATGTCAATTCCACCAACATCAATTCGATCAATTTTGCCACCGCGCAATCCAAGCCGGATGCGCTGTACCGGCCGGTTCCGCTCGGCAACGGCCAGCTGCTTCTTTGCGGTGCCAACACCATGGAAGTGTGGGGACCGCCGATCAATAGTCTGGGCTATCCGTTTTCCTATATCTCGACCATCTATCGCGGCATTCCCGGTCCCTCGGCGATCGCCGGCAACGAGGATGGCTGGGGCAAGGGAATTTTCTTCGTTGGCGACGACAACAAGGTCTCGACGCTCACCACCTACACCCCGACGCCGATTTCGGTGCCGGACCTGGATCAACTGATCGAGGCCACAGTGGACAAGACCACGATCAAGGTCGGTGTCTATGTCTCCCGGGGTCACGGCATGGTGGTGGTGCAAAGCCCGGCCTGGTGCTGGGAATATGATACCACGCTGCAATCCTGGCATGAGCGGCAATCGTACCTGCAGAGCTATTGGCGTGGTTATCAGCCGATCAACGTGTTCGGCAACTGGCTGTGCGGAGATTCCCTGCCGGGAGGTTCGAACCTGCTCAAGATTGATGGCAGCGTGCGCAAGGAAGGCGGTCAATTCGATGTCCAGACGCTTTCAGTTTCCGGCACGCCAACAGGCGGCACGTTTGTCCTGTCTCTTGCCGGAAATCTTTCCGGGACGATTGCTTTCAATGCAACCTCTGCACAGGTACAAACGGCTCTTTCGGTTGTGGCTGCTGTTACTTGTTCAGGAGGGCCGCTGCCGGGAACGCCGGTTATCATCACTTTCAACAGTCTTGGTGCACAATCCATCTTCAGTCTGGCTATCAATAGCCTGACGGGAGGTAGCAGTCCCACTGTTGCGATTGCTCATACCGTCACGGGAAGCTCTGCCAATCCCTTGAGAAGCCGAATCGAAACCGGGCCGCTGGGCGCATTTCCGAAACAAGTCAGAGTCAACTCTGTCGAGCTCTACATGACCAAGGGGGCTTCGATTGTCACCGGCCACGACCCTGACGAAACCAATGCGATGGTCGAAATCTCGATGTCGCGCAATGGCGGGCAGTCCTGGAGCAATCCACGCCAGGTGCCGATCGGACCACAATCGATCACGACGCGGCGCGCCCGAGCCTCGATCTGGGGGAGTGCGGAAATCCAGGGCGTGCGCTGGCGCTTCGATGAAAGTGCTGGATTGAATTTTGCCTTCATGGGCGCCGACATGCTGGTGGATGTTTTGAGATAATGGCTAAGATCATTCTTCCTGGCCAGAACGTTGCGATCCAGACTCCGCAAAACCAGATCGAGCCGCTGTGGTACGAGAAGCTGAAGGGATGGGAAAGCTGGATCAATCTTGTATCTGCGATTTTCCCGTCTGGTCCGGCTACGCCGACAACTCCCGCGACGGTGCTGACGGCTTCGCTTGGCGCCGATGTTCTCCTGAATAATACTCTCAATTATTTCCCCGGTCCCAGCATTGCACAAGGGACGACCGGGACATGGTGGGTATCGGGAACGGTGACTGTTACGGACACTGCCGGGGCTGCGAAAATTAATGCGAAATTATGGGATGGAACGACGGTTATTGCAAGCGCATCTGGTTCGGTCTCCGCTGCGGTTCTCAGGACATCCATCAGCCTGAGCGGATTTATAGCAAGCCCAGCGGCTAATCTCCGCATTTCAGTGCAGGATGCAACAGCAGTGACCGGAAAAATCTTATTCAACGAGAGCGGCAATTCCAGGGATTCAACCATCAGTGCCTTTCGCATCGCGTAAGGGATCAAACAAATGGCAAGTTTTCTCTCAACGCTATTCAGCGGCGGTGCTGAAAAGGAAGCGGCCGATAGGGACCGCGCGGCGGCGCAACTTTATCAGGGTCAGGCCAACGATGCCCTGAAATCGGCCTACGGTACCGGCACCACCGCCATCAACCAGGGTGTGCAGTCGTTTGCCCCGCTCGCACAACTTGGGCAGACTCTTTCTTCCGGTGCTCCTGCCTATATGTCCGCGCTCGGGGTTGGCACGCCGGCCCAAGTGGCACAGGCGCAGCAAAACTTTACGCAGACACCTGGTTATCAGGCGCAACTCGACAGCGCCTTGAAGGCGGTGCAACGCCAGGAAGCGGCGGGCGGAATGGGCGCCAGCGGCAATGCCGATATTGCTGCGCTGATGGCTTCGACCGGCGTCACTGGCAATGCTTATCAGCAATATGTCGATAATCTTCTGAAAGGCACGACATTGGGAGCTAATGTCACTGGCGCGGCCGCAACTGGGCAGGCCGGTCAATACGATACGCTTGCCAATCTTGCCCAGAACTACGGACAGAACCAGGCGGGCGTCTATGGCAACGTCATGGGCACCAATGTCGGCGCCAATAATCTTCAGGCGGCGGGCGAGGCGGCGGGAGCCAAGAACCTGCTCGGTGCAGGCTTGTCACTTGCCACGCTTGGCATGGGCGGCAATCCCTTCGGTGGTTCAATGGGTAGTGGTGGATCGTCGTTGCTCGGTTCGCTCGGCAAAGGGGTCGGCGGTCTCTACAATAATTGGGCATCAGCCAATCCCGGCGTGGCGGGAAGTTCTTATTATGGACCGGCGGTGGGGTAAGTCGTGGCGATCGCGCCGATTCCCTTCCAGAATCAACAACCCTATAGCGCGTTTGATTTCAGTCCACTGGCCAGGCTTGGCCAGATCGGACAGCAGGCCCAGCAAAACCAGATGCTGGCCAATCTCGGCACTGCGCCTGCTGACAGCGCTGCGCCTATCGACAGCGCCGCATCTGCCTATACACCGTCAACGGTCTCGCGTTCTGCCTACAACAACCAGGATGTCGCCAGGACAGTCACCAATGAACTGAGGGCGCAAGGCTTTTCGGATAATGCCATTGCGGGCATTCTCTATAACGTCAGCAAGGAAAGTGCCTTCGATCCGACCTCAAGGGTTGCCGACCAGCCGCGTTATGGCGGCGAGGCCCATTATGCCCATGGTTTGTTCCAGGAGGGCGGCGACGAATACAACCAGATGGCTGCACATTTGCGGAATCGTGAGACGCCTGGAGTCTGGCATGATCCGCTTGAACAGACACGTTTTGTCGCCGGCCGGCTCAAGGGTGAAATTGGCAATGCACAATATGCCGATACGATGAAGGCTCTGCAAAATGCCAAGACGCCGGAAGAGGCGGCACGCATTTTTGCATCCGGCTATCTCAAGCCAGCGGCTAATCAGCTTTCAGCCCGATATTACGACATCGGCCGCGGTATTCCTGGCATTGGATTTTACACGGGGCAATAGACATGGCGATCAACCCGACCTCGTTCCCGATGCCTGCAGCCTTCTCTGGAGGCGTTGATTTCTCGCCATTGGCCAATCTCGGCAATGTCTACCGGCAGGGACAGCAGCAGGCCGCACAGCAGCAGACGCTGGCGCAACTAGGCCCCGATCCGGTGGCTAACAGTCAATTTCTGATCAAGTCCGGTGTGCCGGAGTTGGTGCAGGCCGGTGTCAAGATGCAGAGCGAGCAGACCAATCGGGCTGAAAACATCAGGCAATTCAATTTGCAGCAAGCTATTCGTGAAAAGACCAGTAAGCGAGAACAGGAAAAGTTTGAACAAGACAGTCCGGAATATCGCGGGCAACAGATTAATGATCTTGGTCTTGATCCCAATGACCCGGCCGTCAAGGCATGGCGGGTAACGGGGCAGAATTTCCCCGGCGCGAGAGCCGGGATGGGCCAGCCGATCATGGGCAAAGACGCTTCGGGTCAAACCCATATGTATCAGTTGAGCAGTAGCGGCCCTCCGATCGAAGTGCAATTCCCCAGCGGCGTTGTTCCGATGACAGCGGCCGAGCAGGCAGCCCAGAAAACCGAGGCTGTCAATATGGCGAAGGCAAAAGCTACCGCCATGGCGACATTGCCGAAAGTCTCTGATCAGGTCGCAACCAATATTGCGGGACTGGACGCTCTTAAGGCTCACGAAGGCCGCGATGCCGCGACGGGAGGCATTTACGGTCAGCTTCCTGATGACAGTTACCTATTGGGTGAAAAAGGGCGAGATTTTCGCAACAGTCTGGCTCAGGTCAAGGGACAGGCTTACCTGGCCGGATTCGATACTCTGCGAGGTGCAGGCGCGATCAGCAACTCGGAAGGTCAGGCCGCGAGGGATGCCATTGCTGCACTGTCAACTGTCACCAGTGCAAAACAATTCAATGACCAGATCGACAAGATCAAGAAATTTTATCAGATGGGCGTTGATCGCCTGCGCCGGCAAGCGAAGGGAGATTTTTCCGAACATCCGGGAGAATTGCGACCGCCGGATTATGTTTCCGGACCTCCTACTGCTCCTGCTGTCAGTGGCGGTGCAACGACAGCAGTACCTTTATCTTCGATATTTGGAACCCCTAAGAGATAGACCATGGCCGAAGTCGATATGGATACGATGCCTGCGCAGATTGCCAAGGCACGCGCATCCGGCTATTCGGATGACCAGATTTACAGTTATCTTGCGCAGCAGGCTCCGGAACAATTCGCGCGTGCAACCGCTGCAGGACATTCTTCGGCTGACATTTTGGCCCATCTTTCCGGTTCATCTCCTGCCGTAACGCAAGCCCAGCCAGCACAGACTCAGCCAGCACAGACTCAGTCGGAACCTGAAAAGCCTCCTTCCTGGAGCGATCTTCCAGGAAACATCGGGCCAAGTACCGGGCGACTTGTCGGCGATGTCTATCAAACCTTCCGCCATCCCGTTGAAACCCTGACCAATATGAAAAATCTTGGTCTCGGCATTCTGGAGAAAACCGGGATTGCCGGAACCATTCTTCCTCCGACCGGTGGTGGCCATGAGCAATATGCTGAAGCGGTCGGCAAATATTTCATGGATCGCTATGGCAGTATGGAAGCCGTCAAGAAAGCCATTATTACTGATCCGATTGGTGTTGCAGCCGATGCGACGGCATTGCTCACAGGCGGCGAAACGGCCCTCGCTCGGGCGCCCGGCATTCTAGGAAAAGTTGGCGAAGTCGCAGGCGCCGCAGGGCGGGCTGTTGATCCGGTGGCTCGCGCCGGTCAATTGATACAGGGGGCAGGAAAACTCGCGGCCTACCCGATTGGCGTAACGACTGGTGTTGGTGAAACACCTTTTCTCACGGCAGCGGCTGCTGGCAGAGAAGGAGGACCAGCAGCGCAAGCTCTCAGAGAGAGCATGCGCGGAAAAGCTGATATCGCACAACCAGTGCAGGACGCTCGCGGTGCCATTGCAAACATGAGAGAACAGCGCGGCATCGATTATAACGCGGGCATGGCGCCGATCAAGGGCGACGCAACCGTTCTCGATTTCAAGAAAATAGATAATGCGATGGATTATGCCGACAAATCCAGTTCGTTTTCCGGAAGAAGCGGCACAGGTCCGCCACAGGTCGGTTATCCCGGAGCGGAAAGCGCCCGCTCGCAGATCAAGGGACTGATCGACAATTGGAAGTCGCTGGACCCTGCCGAATTTCACACGCCGGAAGGGCTGGATTTTCTGAAAAAGCAGATCAGCGATGTCCTGCAGCGCTCACCCCCGAACACACAGGAAAGTCGCGTTGCGGGCATGATGTACAATGCGGTCAAGCAAACCATTGTCGATCAGTCTCCCGGCTACGCCAAGGTAATGAAGGGATATGAAGACGCCTCCAACCTGATTCACGAAATCGAATCGACGCTATCGCAAGGCAAAGGCGCCAATATCGACACGGCATTGCGTAAGCTTCAATCGGTCATGCGCAACAATGTTCAGACCAACTACGGACGGCGCACCGACTTGGCCAACATGTTGGTAGCCAACGGTGCTCCCAATTTGATGGAAAAACTTGCGGGACAATCTCTTTCCTCTTTCACACCGCGTGGCTTGGCGCGGGTGGCTCCTATTCTCTCGGAAGCTGGTGCAGTAGGACTTGGGCTTAAGGCGGGTGGCTTGGCTGCTGCCATAAAAGGCGGCGCCGCTCTTGCGCCTGCCCTGGCGTTTGCGTCTCCGCGATTGATGGGCGAAGCGGCTTATCTGGGAGGTGTTGGTGCTCGTTATGCGCCATTGGCTCAATTGGGACTGCAATACGGCCGTCAGCCGGGAAGATTGCCAGGGGAATAATAATGGCAAACGAGATTACGAAGGTCTCGACTCTCAGGCATGAGCGACTTTTCGGGTTGCGTTGGCAAGCAAGAATAAGACTGTTGGAGAATGGAGTTAGCAGGAATACAACAATTGGTACATTTTCTACTGCAGAAGAAGCGTCTGCCGCCTACTCTAAAGCAGCCCAAAAAATTTTTGGTGAGTTTGCGAGGTCCGAATAATGGCCGGAACAATTCCATTGTCGCTTACTCAACAACTTGATGAGTTCGGAAGCCCATTGTCAGGGGGTCAACTTTTTTTAATTCAAGCCGGCACAGTCAGCACGCCGCAAAACGGTTTCCAAGACACCGGATTGTCGATCCCGCTGCCCAACCCGATCACGTTGGATGCGGCGGGACGGATTCCGCAATTCTTCCTCGCCGACGGCCAGATCAAGGTCCGGCTGCAGGACAAGAACGGCATCGTCAAATTCGTGCAGGATAATCTGTTGGTGATCGGCCCTTCGGCCGGGGGCGGTGGCGGTGGTGCGGTCGATCCAACCACGGTCTGGCAAACCGGTGATATCAAGGTCAGATACGATAATGCGGTCATTTCCGGTTTTGTTCGGGCCAACGGAAAAACCATCGGAAATTCTTCTTCAGGTGCGACTGAGCTTGCCAGCGACACCCAAGCGCAGGCACTTTATCTTCACTTGTGGAATAAAGACCCTAACCTGGTGGTACTAGGGGGGCGCGGGCTAAACGCATCAGCAGATTTTATAGCTCCCAAGCAACTTACGTTGCCGGACTGGCGCGGACGCGCGATCGCCGCGCTTGACGACATGGGCAACACTGCTGCCGGAAGATTGACGGCAACTTATTTGGGGACTGGCGCTACGACGCTGGGTGCGGCGGGTGGTGGACAAAGCATTGCACTTGCGCAAACTAATCTTCCAAACGTCAATTTCAGTGTTTCGCTTGGCACAATAACGACGACGATTAGTAACAGCGGCGGCGGCACCTCTTACGTTTGGAACGACGCTAATGGATCGGTCGCCCCCGGTGGCGCTACAGGAGGTCCGATTGCAGGCACTGCACTTCGCAGCCTCAGTGCGAGCACTTCGATAGGCACATCCACGGCAGCGAGCGGGGGAAGTGCCACACCGTTCACCTCAGTGCAGCCGACCATGCTCGCAACAGTATACCTTAAACTCTAGGTTGTTGTATGTATACCGGCAACATCTCCACTACATCCAACCGGGCGGATTGGCAGGATACGATTGCTCTGGTTGACCAGGACACGGGGGAAGCAATTGATATCTCGCTGGCCCGGATCACGATGACGGTACGCAGGCTTCGGCGCGGTCAGGGCTATTTCACCGATTACTACTATGGCTCTCCGCTTCCGGTTGATGCGTTGCTGACCGGCTCGACCGACACCGGGGAAATTACCGTGGTGGATACCGGAACGTTTCAGTGGCTGTTTCCATTCACCCGCATGGCCTCGCTTTGTCAGGGCGAATACCAGATCGGCGTTCGCATCAGCCAAAGCGGCAGCACCATGCAATTGATTATTGGCACCGTGACCGTGCTTGAAGGCATCGACAATCAATGACCGGCATCAAGGTCAAGGTTGTTCCGCAGTTTCCCAATCCGGTAATTGGTGGGGCCGGAATTGATGTCCAAAAGGCTAATGGCAACTGGACGATCTCGCTCGACTACGCGAAGTTCGGGCTGAACTCACCTTATGTTCCGCAGCCAAACCATCGTGTGGTGATCTTCACTCAATCTTCGGACGGTTATTTCACGGTTCCGACTACAGTGTTGGCTGGTGATCCGCATTTCTTCAATGTCGTGTTGTTGATGGGCTTCGAGGGTGTCAATGGTTCGACTGGCGCTCCTGGCCTGACCGACGAAAGTCCGGCAGCGCATGGCACCGGCACTCTTATCAATCCCAGTCTCGGCAATATCAGCACCAGTCAGTTCAGGTTCGGGACTTCATCACTTTTTATCAACGGTACTTCTACCCCTTCTGGTCTAACCTTCCCCGATAGCAACGATTGGAATTTCGGCGCAGGCCTCTTCACAATCGAGATGTGGGTCAGGTTTCCCCTTGCTCCTGCAGGGTCGCAGGTTTTTGCTTCGCAGTGGGGACTTTCCGGGCAATTTGCCTGGCAATTTGGACTGACCGGCGGATCAAGTTTGAGCTGGATTGTCTCGGTAGATGGCACGAGCATTTTGACCGATATCAATGGCACATGGGGTCCGGTGGCCAATACCTGGTATCACGTTGCAGTAGACTATGATGGGACCAAATATCGGGTTTATGTCAATGGCGTCAGGACTGGATCGTCGGCGATCCCTCGCACTATCTTCAATTCGAATCTTGTTCTTGCAATCGGCTCCTATTTTAACGGTCTTAATTTGATGAACGGCTTTGTTGATGAGCTGCGCATTACTAAGGGTGTTGCGCGTTATGCTACTGATACAAGCTTTGCCGTTCCGACGTCGGCGTTTCCGAGAATCTGATGAGTGCTATCAAACTCACCAAGTTCTTTCCGAAGTTTCCCGGTCAGGTGTTTGGCAACACGGGAATCAATGTCCAGGAAGACGAGAACGGCAATTGGACGGTTACACTCGATTATTCGCAGTTTCCGTTGGTCTCTCCCTACACGCCGAAATCGACTGATCAGGTTCTGGTCTATGATGCCACTGCAAACATCTACTTTCTCGTTCCTATTACGTCGCTGTGATGACTGACACCAAGCTCAAGGTCACTCCGTTATTCCCGTCACAAACAACGGCGGGTGCCGGTCTTCGTCTCGATAGGGCAAACGGTCGCTATACATTTTCGCTTGACCACGGCGATCTCAGTGTCCAGGGGTCATATACTCCGCAGCCGGGAGATACGGTGCTGCTGTTTGATGGCGTCAATTTTTTCCGTGTTCCCATAACGTCGATTATGATGTGAGTTTCTGATGGTCGAAACAATCAAGCAGATCGTCGGTACGGTCGGCGATAATCTGAAATCCCAGCCGCTGGCTTTTGCCCTGATCATTGTCAACCTGCTGTTTCTGGGCTGGGCAAGCTATGTGTTCAATGGTGTTGGCGAGGCTGGCGAGCGCCGTGATCAGTTGATTGCGCAACTGGTAGAGAAGTGCGGCAAATGAAGATTGTCATCTCAAGTGGACATGCCCTGCATGTGCCCGGCGCATCAGGCATCATCGACGAAGTGACGGAGGCAAGGCGCGTCGTCGGTGAAGTGGTGGACTGGCTGCGCAAGGCGGGACGTGGTGTGGTGGAGTTTCATGATGACACCTCGACTACGCAGCAGGAAAATCTTGATACCATCATCAATTTCCATAATGCGCAGGACCGTGATTTGGATATCTCGGTTCACTTTAATGCCAGCCCTCCTGCGACCTCCGATCCCAGAGGGACGGAGGTGTTTTATCTCACCCAAATAGATTTGGCGGCGCGGGTGGCGGAAGCGATCTCCAAAGCTGGACTGCTGGTCAATCGCGGAGCGAAGAAAACCACCGGTATGGCATTCCTTAATGGCACCGACATGCCCGCAATCCTGATCGAAGTCTGTTTTGTCGATTCGGAGGCCGATGTTGCGACTTACCAGAGTAATTTCGAGGCGATCTGCAAGGCGATCGGCACCACAAGACTCG